CTACAGAAGTTTAGATAATGGCTAAATTGTTTGGATTCTCAATAGAGGATAACGAACCAATTTCACCAACTACAGTTTCCCCCGTACCTCCAAATAAGGAGGACGGGGTTGACTACTATTTAAGTAGTGGATTTTTTGGTTCTTATGTTGATATAGAAGGAATCTATAAGACAGAATACGAATTAATAAGAAGATATCGTGAGATGGCATTGCATCCAGAATGTGATAGTGCTATTGAAGATGTTATTCAGGAAGCAATAGTTTCTGATTTGAATGATAGTCCTGTAGAATTGGACTTAGATCATTTAAATGCCAGTGATGGTATTAAGAAAAAACTTAGAGAAGAGTTTAAATATATTAAAGATTTATTAGATTTTGATAAGAAAGCACATGAGATATTCAGAAATTGGTATGTAGATGGTAGACTTTATTATCATAAAATAATAGATTTAAAAAATCCTCAAGAAGGAATACAGGAATTAAGATATATTGACGCAATAAAAATGCGTTATGTTAGACAGCAAAAAAAGAAAGAAGAAGATAGATTTAGAAATCCAGTTAGGCTTAATGATAATCCAATGGAATATGATTGGCCTGAAATAGAAGAATATTACATTTATAATCCTAAAGCAGGATATCCTACTGGTGGAGGTGGAGCTGCTGGTGGTGGAATTAAGATGACTAAAGATTCCATTGCTTACTGTACTTCTGGATTAGTTGATAGAAATAAAGGTAATACCTTATCTTTCTTACAAAAAGCAATTAAATCTCTCAATCAATTAAGAATGATTGAGGATAGTCTTGTTATATACAGATTATCTAGAGCACCAGAAAGAAGAATATTCTATATTGATGTAGGTAATCTTCCTAAAGTTAAGGCAGAACAATACCTTCGTGATGTTATGTCTCGCTATAGAAATAAGTTAGTATATGATGCTAATACTGGTGAAGTTCGTGATGATAAGAAATATATGGCAATGTTGGAAGATTTCTGGCTTCCAAGAAGAGAAGGTGGTAGAGGAACAGAGATTACTACATTACCTGGTGGACAAAACTTAGGTGAAATTACTGATATTGAATACTTTAAGAAGAAATTATTCAAGTCACTTAATGTTCCTATCTCTAGAATCGAAGGAGATGGTGGTTTTAATATGGGTAGATCATCAGAAATATTAAGAGATGAATTAAAATTCAGTAAATTTGTTGGACGTTTGAGAAAGAGATTCTCTCATTTGTTCAATGATATGTTAAGAACTCAACTACTTCTTAAGAATATTATTACCCCAGAGGACTGGGAAGTAATGAGTGAGCATATACAGTATGACTTCTTATATGATAATCACTTCTCAGAATTAAAAGAAACTGAGTTATTTAATGAAAGAATGGCAGCTGCAACAGCAGCAGAACCATATGTTGGAAGATATTATTCTCAGGATTGGGTAAGAAGAAAACTTCTAAGACAGACTGATGAAGAGATTCTTGAACAGGATAAGATTATGGAGAAAGAAATTGCAGATGGTGTTATACCTGATCCAATGGCTCCAGTTGATCCTGAAACTGGACAACCATTAGATAATTTGGGAGCTCCAATTATGGAACCAGACTTAGAAAAACAGGCACAGGCTACTGATTCTGCCGATATTCCCTCTGGTGGAGAGATATAAATATTAGGACTATATATGTTTTTGATTTAACATGGAAGACAACTTAATGGATATGATCATTTCTGATGAGTCTCCATCCAATATTAGCGATAAGATCAAGGATATTCTTTTTGCAAAATCAGCAGAAAAAATTGACGGTGTTAAAGGTTCAGTAGCAGCTTCTACTTTTGGATCAACTCCAGAAGATCAAGAGACTGTAGATCAAGCAGTTTCGGATGCTGCTGATGTAATTTCTGGTGCTGATAGGACTCCAGAGGCATCTGACGCAGAGTAATTATAAATAACTATTAATGCAATATTAGTTTCGGAATAAAATGAAACTCATAAGAGAAGAAATTGAATCGGTAAACATTATTACTGAATCAAAAGGAGGTAAAAAATCTCTTTTTATAGAAGGTATATTCCTTCAAGGTAATATTAAAAACCGTAACGGTAGAATGTATCCAATGGAGACACTTCGCAAAGAGGTTGAAAGATATAATGAGTCTAATATTGTAAGTGGTAGAGCACTTGGGGAATTAGGTCATCCTGATGGCCCAACTGTTAATCTTGATCGTGTTTCACACAAGATTGTATCATTAAAAGAAAGTGGTTCTAATTTTATTGGAAAAGCAAAAATCTTAAATACACCAATGGGTAAAATTGCATCTAATCTTATAGAAGAAGGTGTAAAACTCGGTGTTTCCTCTCGTGGTATTGGTTCATTGAAGCAAACCAAAGAGGGATTTAATGTTGTTGGTGAAGACTTTATGTTAGCAACAGCAGCAGATATAGTTGCTGATCCTTCTGCTCCCGATGCATTTGTTGAGGGAATTATGGAAGGAAAGGAATGGGTATGGGAAGGTAACATACTCAAAGAGAAATTTGCATCGGATGCAAAGAGAAGAATCAACACTTTAGTTGATCAAAAAAGGCTAGAAGAGAACAAATTAGATCTCTTCAATGAGTTTATTAACTCATTGTAAAGTCTCATATTATAAATAAATATAGATTTTTTCACAATTTACGAGAATCGGAGAAACTTCAAATGTCTAGTGACAAAAACTTACAAGCAATGGAAGAGGACGTTAAGCAATCCAAGACTGCAGTAAATGCTAATGCAGCACCTGCACAACCTATGGAGAAGCTTTCCACTGGCGGCACAGCCCCTACAGTGGAAGACCTTGGCGGTCCAACACCTGAAAACTACAAACCTGACGACAATTCAGCAAAACTTAAAGACGCTGCTGGTACGTTAAAGCAAGTTAGGGACGTAGTTAACAAGAAAGCTGTTAAAGCAGAAGAAGTTGAAACTTCCGAGGAAGTTATTGAGGAAGAAGAAACTACTACAGACGAAGTAGTAGCAGAAGAAGAAGCAACTACTGAAGAAGTGGTATCTGAAGAAGAAACTACTGAAGAGGAAGTTGTTGCTGAAGCACCTGATTACACAGAGATTGACATCGAAGAAGATGTTACTGCTCTTGTAGAAGGTGAAGAACTTTCCGAAGATTTCAAGAACAAAGCAAAAACAATTCTTGAAGCAGCGATTAAAGGTAAAGTAACACAGATCAAGGAATCACTTGAAGCTGGTTACGAGACTAAACTCGTTGAGGAAGTTGCAGAAATCAAAACTGCTCTTAATGAGCGTGTTGATTCCTACCTAGAATATGTAGCTGAAGAGTGGTTCACTGAGAATCAACTTGCAGTAGAAGGCGGTCTTAAGGAAGAACTTACAGAGTCCTTTATGACTGGCCTCAAGAGTCTTTTTGAAGAACATTATGTATCAATCCCTGAAGAAAAATATGATGTACTACAGAGTATGGTAGAAAAACTAGATGACATGGAGACCAAGCTCAATGAGCAAATTGAGAAGAATGTCGGTTTAAATAAGAGACTTGCAGAGTCTGTTGCCGATGGTATTCTTGAGTCTGTTTCTGAAGGCCTTGCAGCCACACAGAAAGAGAAGCTCGCTTCACTTGCTGAAAGTGTAGAGTTTGATAGTGAAGAACAATATCGTGACAAGTTGGAGACATTAAAGGAATCTTATTTCCCTACAAAAGCAACTCCAGCAGTTAAGTCAGAGAGTTTATCAGAAGGAGTTGATTCTTCCGAAGCAGTTGCTAACGGAACAATGGCTCATTATTTAAAGACACTTTCTAGTCTTAACAAATAATTGATTTTAATATAATCAAACAAACTTTAACTTTTACACATAAAGCAAATGTTCCATTCAGAACAGTTGCAGGAAAAGTGGGCTCCACTATTGAACCATGAGGGTTCAGCAGAAATTAAGGATCCCCATAGAAAAGCGGTTACGGCCGTCCTGCTAGAAAACCAAGAAAAATTCCAAAGAGAACAGTCAGCATTTAATGAGTCTGGCTCATTCTTAACAGAAGCAGTTCCAACAAACAACACAGCATCTGGTGCTAATCCAGGTCTCGGTGGTGCTACTACAGGAGCAATGCAAGGTTTCGACCCTGTATTGATCTCACTTATTCGTCGTTCTATGCCAAACTTGGTCGCTTATGACCTTGCTGGTGTTCAACCAATGAGTGGTCCTACTGGACTTATCTTCGCAATGAGATCTCGCTACACCAGTAATACTGGAGACGAGACATTCTATGACGAAGTAAACACAGCATTCTCAGGTCAGCCTAAGGGACTTGATGATGCAAACGGTTTCACCGATGCTTCCGTTGGTATGGGTACAACAGCACAAGCTGGTTCAAACCCAGGTGCGTTGAATCCATCAACTACTGCTACACAGAAGGCATATAACACAGGTCAGGGTCTACGTACTGATTCTGCTGAAGGACTTGATGGTACAGGCAACGATGCCTTCAACCAGATGGCATTCAGCATCGAGAAAGTAACAGTTACTGCGAAATCTCGTGCGTTAAAGGCTGAGTACTCACTAGAGCTTGCTCAAGACCTCAAGGCAATCCACGGCTTAAATGCTGAAGCAGAACTTGCTAATATCCTTTCTACTGAGATCCTTGCGGAAATCAACAGAGAAGTTATTAGAACTATCTAC